CAGCACCGAAGATGGCACAGCGTCGGCGTGACATGGGCGGTGAGCCAATCAGCTTGTTCCTCAAAGGACGCACCGTGCGCTGCTGGCGCATTCCAAAGTTCGACAAGCAGGACGCTCCGTTTGACACGCACACCGTGCGCACTGAGGGAAGTCCATTCTGATGTCCCACATTCACAAGGTCTTCGGTCCACCCGGATCAGGCAAGACAACCTACTTGCTGAATGTGGTGGAGAAAGAGTTAGCCGATGGCATCCACCCGATGCACATCGGCTATTTCAGCTTCACGCGCAAGGCGGCCAACGAAGCACGCGACAGGGCTATTGTTAAGTTCCCAAACCTCAAAGAGAAAACAGACTTCCCGTTCTTTCGCACCTTGCATAGCCTAGCGTTTCGCTGCATGTCTGTTAAAGCAGACATGATCATGCAACCGGAACACTACAAAGAATTTGCAGAGCAGGCAGGGATTGAACTGAACATTTCGTTTGAAGAAGAGTCGATTGCCAAAGCAGACAACCCTATCTTGAACGAGATCAATTTAGCGCGAATCAAAGGTATCGACCTGCGAGAGCATTACAACCAAAGCGGCTTGGATATCGAGTGGTATCACTTCGAGTTTGTGGAGCGGTCCTATCGTCATTACAAACGCAGCAAGGATTTGTTGGACTTCACCGATCTGTTGGAAATGGCTGTAGTCGAGCATGAAAGATTACCTAAGCTAGAAGTATTGATTGTTGACGAAGCACAGGATTTAAGCCGTCTGCAGTGGCTGATGGTTGAAGCCTTGGCCGCGAAGGCGAAACGGGTCTTCCTCGCCGGAGACGACGATCAGGCAGTATTCACTTGGGCCGGTGCAGATGTCAAGAGTTTTCTCTCATTTCAAGGCCATATCACTATCCTTGATCAGTCCTACCGCGTCCCATCCACTGTCCACGCACTGGCTAACGCAATCGTGCATCGCATCCGTGAGCGCCAACCAAAGGAATGGAAGGCGCGTGACTTTGAGGGCACTGTCAAGACCTACTACCGGTTTGAAGATGTGCCCATCGATGAAGGCCAATGGCTCATCATGGCTGCAACGAACTACATGCTCAACCCCGTGCATGAATGGCTGAAGAGTCAAGGCATCCTGTTTGAGCGTAGTGGCATTCCTAGTCTGTCTCCAGCAATGATCAAGGCCGTTGTCTACTGGGAGCGCTTGCGCTCAGGCGAAGAAGTAGAGGGCCTGTATGTGAGAGACGTATACAAATATCTCGGTGGTGAGTTCGTGGCCCGCGGACATCGGACGTTCAAAGGCGGAGATGACTTGATGCCTTACACGTTAGAACACCTGAAAGAACACCACGGTCTGCAGACTGATGACATTTGGCACACAGCACTGTCCCGCATTCCAGAGGACAAGCGCGAGTATTTGATTGCTGTGCTTCGTCGCAAAACAAAACTATCGACCGCGAGTCGCATCAAACTATCCACGATCCACGGAGCCAAAGGTGGCGAAGCAGACAACGTCATGCTGATGATGGATTTGTCTCCAAAGTTTGCCAAAGAATATGCAAGCAACGGGGACAACGTCCACAGGCTTTTCTATGTGGGCATCACGCGCGCCAAACAATCCTTGCACTTAGTGCTACCAAAATTCCAAGACAAAGGCTTTCGCTTATGAAAACGCTACCCATGTTCCCAACTCAGACAGAATGGGTTCCTCCACAGACTTTTCCAAATCTATCCAACGCTAAGGAGATTGCAATTGACCTCGAAACATGCGACCCCCATATGGAATCTTTTGGACCGGGCTGGCCCCGTAACGATGGTTTTATTGTTGGCTACGCTATCGCCGTTGAGGGATGGTCTGGCTATTACCCTGTGGCCCATCAAGGAGGCGGTAACCTTGATAAGCGACTCGTCGAACGATGGATCACGGACGTCCTCAAAACGCCTGCCGACAAGATTATGCATAACGCCGCCTACGACCTCGGCTGGCTCAAAGCCTCGGGATTCGAAGTCTCGGGGACGATCTACGACACCATGTTGGCTGCGCCGCTCCTCGACGAAAATCGTTTTAGTTTCGCCCTCAATTCACTGGGCTTCGATTTCGTACAAGAGGTCAAGTCAGAGCAAGGCTTAAAACAAGCTGCTGCCGACTTCGGTGTGCATCCAAAGAAAGAGCTCTGGAAGCTCCCCGCCATGTACGTGGGCGACTACGCTGAACAAGACGCTGCACTCACGCTGAAACTCTGGCAAGCATTCAAAACAAAGATGCGCATTGAAGATGTTGAATCCATCTTCCAATTGGAGACAGAAGTCTTCCCAGTTCTATTCAACATGACCTACCGCGGTATTCGGTTCGATCGCAAGAAGTGCGAGCAACTGATCAACCAGCTCATCACCAGAGAAAAGCAACTGCACACTGAGCTAAAGAAAATCTGCGGTACCTCAGTAGATATCTGGGCCGCCCAATCCATCGCCATAGCATTCGATAAGCTTGGCATTCAATACGGCAAGACAACCAACGGTCTTCCCAGCTTTACAAAAGGATTCTTGGATTCCTGTGAGCACCCCGTAGCCAAGATGATTGTGGAAGCGCGCGAGACAAACAAAACGCACAGCACGTTCCTCCAGCCTTACCTAGACTTCAGCGCCAAGACAGGACGCATCCATCCGCATGTCAACCAGATGCGCTCAGATGATGGGGGCACCGTCACCGGACGTCTGTCCATGGCCAACCCCAATTTGCAGCAAGTTCCTGCCCGCCATGAAGTCATCGGACCCATGGTCCGCTCCCTGTTCCTGCCAGAAGAAGGTGAACTCTGGGCATCCAACGACTTCAGTTCCCAAGAACCGCGCCTGCTTGTCCACTATGCAAATCTCCTCTCCCTACCCGGGGCCGAGACCATGGTGCAGGCCTATCAGAACGATCCCAACACTGACTTTCACCAGATGGTTGCAGACATGGCTGGAATCAAGCGCAAGGCCGCCAAAACGATTGGCCTAGGGCTCATGTACGGCATGGGCAAAAACAAGCTTGCAGGGCAGCTAGATTTGTCCCTAGACGAGGCTTCTGAGCTCATCGAGCAGTTCCACAAGAACGTACCGTTCCTGAAAGGCACCGTCAACGCCGTCATGAAACGAATTGACCATCCCGCAGCCGGTGGGGCTATCCGGACATTGCTGGGACGCAAATGCCGCTTCCCTCTGTGGGAACCGATGGAGTGGGGAGTCAACAAGGCACTGCCACGCGAGCAAGCAGTCATTGAATACGGCTCAAGGATCAAGCGCGCAGGCACCTACAAGGGGCTAAATCGTCTTATCCAAGGGTCAGCCGCAGACCAGACCAAAGCAGCCATGGTGGCCTTGCATAAAGCGGGCTACAAACCTATTTTGCAAGTGCATGATGAGCTGGCGCTCAGTGTCAAGAACAGGGAAGAGGCGGAGGCTGCAGCAGAGATCATGGCCAACGCAGCACGGCTAGAGGTGCCTAGCCGTTGTGACGTGGAAGTTGGACCGAGCTGGGGTGAAGCGAAGTAAAAGAAAGGGCCCCGCGAGGGGCCCTATTAACATCCAAAGGAATCATCAAGGAAACAGTTTGGATTTTATACGCTGCCACAGACTTGGCAAGGGCTTGACGTCCTCAAACAGGTCTAATTGTGTTAATTTGAATAGGTATTCACCCTTACCCCGCCCAGCAATGATCTCCGCATGCAACTGATGGTGGGCAGCTAAATACAAAGCAGCACGGCGGGTGATGGATATCGGCATCTTGGTCATCTTGGCCAGCTCACTGGTCTTGGCCTGATAACCGTTTTTCCGCAAAGCATCCAAAACCTTCTTGCGCGCCTGTGGTCCGGTAATGGTGAATTTGTTCATCGCTCAACCCCTTGCAGCCGGTCAGAGACCAACTTGGCATACCCAGCAATATCAACCCAGTGATCCACAACGTCAGGGTTACCGTTGACGATACGGCCAATCTTGTGGACGATCATCTCCAGCGCTTCCCACTGGTCATCAGCAAAGGTCTTCTCATGCTTTTGCGCATGCTCGGCCATCTGGCGTTTGATACCTTGCATCAGGGCAGCGCCATCTTTGAATTTGCCATAGCTCAGGGCCCGCGTGTCAAGGGTTTCATCCACGTCCACAGGCTTTTCGACCTCCGCCACAATCTTTTGCCAAGACGTTAATGGTGGAACATCCAGCGGATTAGGCACAATCAGTTCGGTCAGGGCTTGTTTGCGTACCTTGTAGACCATAGATAGCGGGGCCTTGTACTTGGTAGCCACTGTGCGAACAGGGGCCGAGGGGCGCTTCATAAAATGCGCCATGATTTTTTCAGTCTTTGTCATATGATTTCTTCCTTTTTGATGATGGGACGTGCCCTGTGATGACGGATTTCGTTATGCACGATATCTATCGCTTTCTCCAACTCTGCTACAGTGCAGGCTTCTAATTGGGCATCATGAATTTCCATGCCCAAATTCAATGAGGTGAGTTCGGGTCCACGCAGAATAAACTTGCCAGTCTCCACTCCTCTGCTTCCCACAGCAAAGAGAGCGTCCTGCGCGGCCCGAATCTCATCCTTCCAATCGTCTCCAATCCGCATACGAATCAGCGCTTCCGCCATATTCATTGCAGCGATCAAGACGTCTAAATCTCTACGCTCTGCCAAGCCTCTGCGGGCCTTGTCCAAAGCATCATGGTTCATGATCATTAACGTTGTACCGGAACTAATGGAGCCAACCGTCTTCATCCCAGCAAGGACGTGGGACATCGGATCACGGATCACGCCCTTGGGCCGGTACTTCGATCGTTTTCTCACAATTGTTCCTTAGCAGTTACTTTGTATTTGATTCCATCATTTTCAACGTCAAAAGATTGCTCTGTTGCTATTGAATGTGTGAGGTGGCAAAGATAACGATACAGGCTCTTTAGCTCTGCATGTAAGGCTGCAATCTGTTCAGGATTACATGTACTGAATGCGCCGTGTGAATTCAAATGGTTTTGAATGCGGATGCTGTATGTCGAGCTGTAGTGCTCTGCTACGTTAATGGCTGCATCAAGACTATTGATAGCCTTAACAGGCCTTATCTCAGGATCGAGCTCCCTATTCTTTCTACGTGTTCTCATAACGGTGCATCCGGCAATTTACTGCGCTGTTGTTGCTGGTATTGTTCTTCCTGTGCCTTGGACCACGGGACAGGACCGCTAGGGGGTGGAAAGGGCCATGTCATGTGCTCTTCTCCTTGAGTTCTTGTTTTGCATGTTTGGCATCCATGCAAGCTTTGCATACGTATTTACAAACAGGCCCCGTAATTCTTAGTAGTGCCCCTTGTTCAAACACGGATTCCTTTTGGCATTGCCAGCACATCCTTTTCTTATTCTTCCGTCTTTGGTTGTCGGCGAACAACCCTTTTGCTGCCAATACATTTTGGGCCAACATACCAAAGCTTGTGCCTCTAGCCATTATTCTTCTCCTTGAGTTTGGCTTCTGCCGCAATGAGTAAATCTTCCCAACCATACTGCGCCGCCGCAAATTCATATCTATCCTCATCCGTCAGCCCAACCCATGTGCGCTGTGGTTGCACAAGCTCAGATGCTGCAAAAGACATGGCTTGCCCTAGTTTCTTGACCAACACTTGCTCAATTAAAGGAACAATGGCTTCTTTAA